GTCGTATACACACTTGGCAAGTGTCCATTCATAGAGAGTACTATCTGTACTTTTTATTCTTTTCCCTACCCATACATAAAATGTCTTGACATTTGTATTCCTATAAGTATAACTCTGTATGTATAATGTAAAGTCTCGTGAGGGACTACTCGAAAAAGTATACGACTGTCTTGAGAGTAACACTCCTCTTGATAGTATACACATCCCCCATTCGGATGTATTCTTCGTACGTGAAGCACTAGAGGCCCGCTATAAGCGGGACTTTTCTTTAGAGCAAGTTGAAGAGTACATGAAGGACGCAGGTTGGAAGGATAGCATTAACCGTCATGGCGACAACTAAAGATGTAAAACGCACTGAAGGTGGTAGGCTCACGTATAGAGGTGAAACTTTCAGTGGCTACAATAAGCCAAAGCGTACCCCCGGTGCGAGCAAGAAGTTTGCCGTACTCGCTAAGAAAGATGATCAAGTTAAGTTAATCCGTTTTGGTGATCCGAACATGGAGATCAAAAAGGATAACCCTGAGAGACGTAAGTCATTCCGTGCTCGTCACAACTGTGATACAGCGAAAGATAAGTTCACGGCCAGATACTGGTCATGTAAGAAATGGTGATATAAACAATGGCAGAAAAAAGATCGGAAGGTGCATTCTTTTCATACGGAGCGGGTAAGGATTACTTCGACTCGCTACTATCCGGTGAGCGTCTATCCAATAATTTAAAGTCTCTCGCTCGTACAATTGCAGGACGTAAGTTCAAGCAGTTAGATTCACAAGATCGTGACATCAAGTCAGCAAAGGCAAAGCGAGTTGCTAAGGATGCTATCGCTGAGGCGAAGAAGCGTGATAATGAAAAGGGCAAGCCTTCAACTGCCGCTGATAGACGTGGGTCTAACGCTACGCTAAAAAGTAAGCCTAAGACTGAATCATCATCCCCTAAACCTAAAACTGAATCTACAAAGAAAGAGCCTACATCCATTGCTGAAGCGAAGCGCATGGGTAAGTCGTACTTCATCGGGAGGGATGGCAAGCGTAAAGCCGCTGTAACAAAAGAAGAGTTGGATGCATCAGGCATGTCTCTCAATGAGTACCTGAATAAGCAACAAGGTAAGACACCAGCAAAGAAAGCGAAAGGTGGCGTAGCGGCTAAAAAGAATGCATTCGCCAAGGGTGGCATGGCTAACTGCGGTGCTTCAGTACCGCCCAACCGTAAGGCTAAATCATAATGGATGAAGCAGACAAGATTAAGTACTTCGAGCGTCAGTTGCGCAATAATGAGAGGGGATCACGTGCGTACATGGAAGCACTGAATGCACTACGTAACATCCCCGGTTCTGGCTATGAAGTGCCGTCCAACACGGGTGATCAAATGGAAGATGTAGTTCCTGAGAAATCATCTAAGATGATGAATGGCGGCATGGCTCGTGGCAAGGGAAATAAAATGCAACAGCACAACTACGCAACTGGCGGTAGTGTGCAGGATCATTTGAAAAAGGTACCTGAAAATAACGCAGGCCTTAAGAAGCTACCTAAAGATGTGCGCAATAAAATGGGCTACATGAAGCGTGGCGGTGTGGTCAAGGGTTAGGTGATCTCCATAGCGGATGACCTACGCTCGTGGTCTAAGCATGTACTTGAAGTACCAAGTGCACACTTGAATGGATTACCACCATGCCCATACGCAAGGAAGGCATGGTTAGATAACAAGGTGACAGTCATTGAGACTGAGGATGTATTACTCTCAGCATTCTTAAATAGACACCTTGTAAATGAATACGATTTAGTTGTTGTTGCATCGTATAACATACCCGATGCAGATGAGATGGAAGAAGTCGTACGGCAATACAATGAGGAAGGCTGTACGGATGATTTGTATTTCATGCTCTTTCACCCTGACTATGGGGCTGAAGAAGCTGAGCTAGACTTCTTGTACGAACATGATTGGGTGTCCGGCATTGAAGATGACTACTGCATGATTTTCATTCAGAAACTGTCCAAGGTTGATGATTTAAGTTTGCAGTTAGAAAAGCAGGGATACTATGAAGCATTCCCTGAAGATGAATATCAAATTCTAGTACTAGACAGAAGGAATCGCCGACATGGCAATGAAACCAAGAGCAATGACTAAGAAGAAAAAGCCAGCAATGGCACGTGGTGGCAAGGCTACTGCTGATAAAACTAAAATGGCACGTGGTGGTACGACTAAAAAGAATACCATGATGCGTGGCGGCGGAATGACTAAGAAGAAGTAATAGTAAGTGACTATTGCAAGAGACAGTCGTACCCGTTCTGTTATTGCTGTTGCTGATACGGATGATACAGCAACGACATTATACACGTGCCCAGCAAACTGCAAGTCGCACATGTCGTTGTTGTTCATCACAAATGCTTCAGCGAATGCGTCTGACATTGCAGTTAATTGGTATGTAGCGGCAGACGATACGTCGTACTTTATCTTAGGCGGTAAGAATCTAGCAGTAGGTGAGTTTTTACAATTCAGTGATGCATTCATTGTGCTAGAGGCTGGGGATAAGATTGAACTCACCCCGTCTGATACAGGCGGTGGTGCAAATCCGCAGATTGATTTCTTCTGTACCGTTGAAGAGTTCTTCCTGCCGCAACAATCAGGAGCATTCTAATGAAAGGTGGCAGGGCGAAGTCAAGTTCAATGAACGCAGTGAACATGGCGAAGGGCGGATCAACCACGAGCAGAGTCAATGAGGCTGGTAACTACACTAAACCCTCAATGCGTAAGAATCTCTTCAATAAGATTAAAGCCGGTGGAAAGGGTGGCTCACCCGGACAGTGGTCAGCTCGCAAGGCACAGATGCTCGCTAAGCAATACAAAGCCAAGGGCGGCGGGTACAGATCGTAATGAAGAAACCGCAAAAGTCCCTGAAGGCATGGACGAAGCAAAAGTGGCGCACGAAGAGTGGCAAGCCAAGTACCCAAGGCCCGAAGGCAACTGGCGAACGGTATCTGCCATCAAAAGCTATCAAAGCATTGTCGCCCCAAGAATATGCGGCAACTACGAAGAAGAAGCGTGAAGCTACCAAGAAGGGTAAGCAAGTCGCTAAACAACCAAAGAAGATCGCAAAGAAAACTGCGAGATACAGGAAGGCATAACTATGGCAGGTCGTAAATTAACTGAGAAACAACAGAAGTTCCTTGACGTGCTTTTTGAAGAGGCACGTGGTAACTTAGTTGAAGCTAAGCGACTGGCAGGTTATTCTGATAACCAGCACACTGCCCAGATTACTTCCGCATTAAAAGATGAGATCTTAGAGCGCACTAACATGTATCTCGCACAGAATGCACCTCGTGCGGCAATGGCAATGACTGGCGCACTAATTGATCCAACTGAGCTAGGCATCAAAGAAAAGATGATGGCGGCTAAAGAGGTCATGGACCGTGTAGGCATCGTTAAGTCAGAGAAGCTACAAGTAGAATCGACAGGTGGCGTAATGATCTTACCACCTAAGAAACAAGAAGAAGAATCAGCAATAGATGACGACATCGAGTAATAGCAGATCAGTAGGCAAGTGGATATTACCCCAGCCAGAAAATGTAATTGATGACGATGACTTCTTACCCATACCACGAATAGCACGTACTATTCCATTTGGTTATAAGGAAGACCCTGACGATAACGATATGTTATTACCAATTCCTCGTGAACTCAGGGCTATTGAAAAAGCAAAAGAATACTTAAAACAGTACAGCTACCGAGAAGTTGCGAACTGGCTGACTAAACAGACAGGTCGTGAGATATCTCACATGGGGCTGAAGAAACGGATCGAAAGTGAGCAATCCAACAAAAGACGAAGCGCAACTCTCCGTGAATGGGCCAGAAGGTACCAAAAGGCGATCTCCAAAGCGGAAGAGTACGAAAGGTCGAGGATCGGCGCAAGGAAGTCAAGGATCGAAGAACAACAAGACTCAGCCGCAGATTGAAGTTCGTGAAGATCCGCAGGCTGAAGATGAATTTGAACCGATTCGCCCTGAAGAACAACAGAATGTAATATTCAAGCCAAACGCTGGACCTCAGACTGAGTTCCTAGCGGCAGGTGAACGTGAAGTTCTGTATGGTGGTGCGGCAGGTGGAGGTAAGTCCTACGCAATGCTCGCAGATCCTCTCAGGTTCATGGGTCACCCCTCCTTTAGTGGGTTGCTATTGCGGCATACGAATGAAGAGCTTAGAGAGCTTGTGTCGAAGTCTCAGGAAATGTATCCGAAGATTTGGCCGGGCATCAAGTGGTCAGAGAGAAAGATGCAGTGGACTGCACCGAGTGGTGCGAGACTCTGGTTCTCATATCTCGACAGAGATGAAGACGTGATGCGTTACCAAGGACAGGCTTTTAGCTGGATTGGTTTCGACGAATTGACACAATGGCATACGCCGTTCGCATGGAACTACATGCGTTCACGTTTGCGTAGTACAGCGGCAGACTTACCTGTCTACATGCGAGCTACGACAAACCCCGGTGGTCCCGGACATGCGTGGGTTAAGAAGATGTTCATTGACCCTGCACCTCCGAATGAGTCATTCAATGCGACGGACATTGATAGTGGTAAGACGCTGATATATCCGAAGGGACACAGTAAAGAAGGGCAACCTTTATTTAAGCGCAGGTTTATTCCTGCAATGCTAACTGATAACCCACACCTGTATGATCAGGGTGACTATGAAGCGATGCTCCTGTCATTACCTGAGCATCAACGTAAGCAGTTGTTAGAAGGTAATTGGGATGTATCAGAAGGTGCGGCATTTACCGAGTTTGATCGGACTCTCCACGTGGTTGAGCCTTTTGATATACCTAACAATTGGGTTAAGTTCCGTGCTTGCGATTATGGTTATGGTTCCTTTTCTGCTGTTGTTTGGTTTGCCTGTACTCCTGACGAACAGCTTATTGTCTATCGTGAGTTATATGTTAGCAAAGTACTCGCAACTGATCTTGCAGATATGGTACTTGAACTTGAAGCGGGCGACGGTAACATCAAGTACGGGGTACTAGATAGTTCGTGCTGGCATAAGCGAGGTGACACAGGTCCATCACTCGCAGAACAGATGATCTCAAAGGGCTGTCGCTGGAGACCGTCAGATAGATCTGCAGGTTCACGTGTTGCAGGTAAGAATGAATTACATCGCAGATTACAAGTTGATGAATACAGTGAGGAGCCACGGTTAGTGTTCTTCAATACCTGTACTAACTTGATTGCGCAGTTACCGATTATCCCATTGGATAAAAAGAACCCAGAGGACATTGATACGAAGTCTGAGGATCATTTGTACGACGCATTGCGCTATGGTATAATGAGCCGTCCTCGTTTCACGATATGGGACTACGATCCTCACAACTCAAGGCCATCAGGCTTTATCCCCTCAGATAGTACATTTGGATATTAAACACTATGGAAATGGATGATAAATTCGACGCTGAGAATGATACTCAAGTAGCACTTGAAGATGTCACGAACTACAGCGAAGAAGATGGCTCGTTAGCTAACCTCGTCAACTATATACAAGAAAAGTTTCGTAAGTCAGAAGACACACGTCGCCAAGATGAAGAGCGTTGGTTGCGTGCTTATCGTAACTACCGGGGTATCTACGGACCTGATGTACAATTCACTGAGGCTGAGAAGTCCCGTGTATTTGTAAAAGTAACGAAGACAAAAGTACTTGCGGCGTATGGTCAGATCATTGACGTACTGTTTGCGAATCAAAGTTTCCCGGTAACCGTTGAACCTACACGGTTACCTGAAGGTGTCGCTGAAGAAAGCAGCGGCAATCCTTGCGTTCCCAAAACTGCTTGACATGCCCAAGCACTGGACA